CATCATGCTTAGTGGCCCGCCTATTTTATTTTTATTTTTTATTTTTATTTTTCTCTAGCATAGCCTCCTCCTTACGTCTTCTAGCACGTTCCCACGCTGTCTTCTGTCTATGGTGTTTGCTGCATAATGTCATAAGGTTGTCTTCGCTTAACATTTCTCCCCCGTCATTTATTTCTTTTATATGGTCTACCTCTTTGCCTTCTACTATCCTTCCTTCCTCTTCGCACCATTTACACAGCGGGTTATTTTTAAAGTACCAGGCGCGTAAGGTCTTCCATTTTTTACTGGAATAGAATTGTCTGTTCTTTGATTCGTGCTTCTTGCTGTCAAACTTTGCAAAGCTTTTAACCTTGCTTAGCTTAACCCACTTAGGTTGTTTCTTCTCTGGTAGCTTCGGCACGTTAATTGATAGCTTTTAAATATTCTGCGTCGTCAGCCTCATGCTCAAAGCTAAACTTAATTTGCGGTGCACATTCGCCTTCTACCCATTCATGTACTGTAGCAAACAATAAGCTGATTGCTCTCTCTTGTGCTTCTGTAAATTCGTCGTCTTCTTTAAGACTGACCTCTGCTGTTATCGTTGCTGTTAGTTTCATTTCCTTTTATTATGTAATACAATAAGCCTGCTAACCCAATTGGAATTGCAACTATTGCTGTTATTATTCTCGCTAATATTTTTTTCATTTGTATAATGTTTTTAGGTCTTCAATTGAAATTTCTGTAATGTCAGCGCTATAATTTTCGTGGTGCTTTTCTGTTTGTTCTTCGTCGTAATTGTAATTTGTAGCAACGCCAAACATTAATTGGAAGCCAATATCTGAGTTTATTATTTTAGGTATCTCTAACCTCAAGTCGTCATGTTCTTGTCCTTCTCTCTTCCATATTACCTGGTGTTTAGTCGCGCGTGCCATCAATAGCTATTTTATACTTCTCAATGATTCTATTCATTTGTGCGTCATACCACAAAGTAAAGTCGAATTCCTGGGCTTTTGGCGAGCTTTCCCAAACTCTATACAATACCGCTCTTAACCGTTGACTTGGTGTCTTGCCATTAAATTCATAGTCAGTTGTAAATTCTTCAACCGCATTCAGCTCCTCTTCTGTTATTTTATCGTCTGAGCTTATTAAAACCATGCCAGGTTTCTTTCTTAATTGAAAGACTCGCATCATAGTTTCTTCTGGTAGTTCTTGAGTGTGAATAGTTAAAGACAAACTCCCGTCGGCTAATGTCGAAACTTTCGCAATGCCTCCTTCAAATATTACAGATTTTTTCATAATAGTAACCCTAACATTTTATCAATATTGCTTTCTAAGCTTTGAATAGTGTTTGCATAAGCTATAACGCTATCCCTGGAGCTATTAAGGCTTGTTTCTGGAGCTTTTGCTTTGTTTAAGGCTTTTCCTCTACCTTTAACATACTTAAGCTGATTAGGCTTCTTTATGTAGTGCCCTGGATATTTGCTTCTAATTTTTTCTAGTCTGTTCATTCCGTAATTTATAAAAAAGAATTTTAAATAATGCGATTGTCGTTGTAAGTTTTAAACGCTTTCGTGTTAACCCAACTCTTTTAGTTTTTCTTTTATCTCTTCAATTTTCATTTCATAATCACCACGACTAAGCTTAGTTATTTCGTGCGATTTGATTTGTAACTCTTCCGCTGTTCCTGGTCCATGTTGGTTGTCAAGATAAACCGAAAACTTGTATTGTTCTCCTGCTCGAAAGCAATTGCAAGCCACACATTGCACTTGAACGTTAACCTCGTCCCATCTCAAAGAATGGTGGCGGCGACTCATGAAGTGGCCTGCCTGAAGGTTTTTCCAGTGGTCTACTTTCCCACAAGTCACACACTTAGATTGTCCTGCGTGGTCTGCATATCGCCTTCTCACATACTCGCTAAATAGCTTATCGAGTTTTGTTTTTAGTTTGCTTATTGTTATCTTTTTCAAAGTCTAATTGTATTTGGTTAACCTCAATTTTTTTAAGTATAACCGGTTTGCAGTTCCCGTTAATTATATTGTCATAACCTTTAAGCATTTTTAAATTGCCGATAGTAGCCCCTTTCGTTAAAGTAAGAAAAGGGTACCAGTTAACAAAGTTTTTTAGTTTCGGGTATGCCATTACTTTTAACGGGTTTCCCTTCATATCTTCAAAAAAGATATAAAAGAAAGTTCCACCGTGTCTACTTTTTCTTTGTTGTATTCCCTTAAATATAGCTTCTAATACCATAAGTCTGTTTGTTTATTTTGCTTTGTCCTGTTTTTTTAAGGTCCAGCCGGTTAGTAAATAATACACGTCCCACTCACTTTTTTTGTTCATTGCTTTTGTGAGTTTGTACATGTTTTCAACTGTCACGTTCTCGCGCTCAGCTAATTCATTTTTGTAGTGCTGTCTATTCTTTTTCGAATGTTCCATTGACCATTTTGCCTTTTCGGTTTGCAATTTCAGTATACGCCATTTCAATACAGTGTTCAATTGAAACACCACCAAGCTCAGCAAGATTTGTTAGCACCACAACACAGTCTCCAATTGCGTCAACAAATTCCTCTTTGTCGTTTTTCAGTATTGCCTGCGATAATTCGCCAGCCTCTTCAAATAATTTTAAGCATTGAGTTTTTGTGTCTCCGTCTCTGTAAATTCCGCGCTGTTTTGCCCAGCCTCTAATTAGTTCAAATGTTTGATTTCTGTTCATTTTTTTATTGATTTTAGTTAATTTATTACACTTCGTTTAAGGCTGTTTTAAAGCCGTTTAAGAGACTTTCACCTCTCTGGAGTATGTTACCCCTCAAATTCTTTGTTTGTTTATTACGGTCATTTCCCTTGATAGGAGTTTCTAACAAATTAGTGGAGCTTTGATAAACGCGTTATGCTTATAATTTACTACACTAAAGTTCTCTGGTTTGTGAATATTCCACTCCTCAACTAATAGCTCAGGAGCCTCCTGATGAATGTCTTGTTCAACTACTGCTTGAGCCATTTTTTCGTGCTCTAAATACAAATGAGCATTAGCAATTGACAAATATAATTTTCTTGGTGTTAGCCCTGTTTTGTGTGCAATGTAGTGTGCAAACATTGCTCCAACGATAATATCAAACGGCAGACCTAAAAATATGTCTGAGCTTCTAAAGTTCATTACTGTATGCAATTCAGTTCCAATTTTATAAAAGTTAAAACCAGTATAACAACAAGGCAGAGTTTGCTCTTCTAAGTCTGACGGGTTCCATAAAGTCATATAAGCTCTACGAGAATGCTCTTGACTTTTTAGCTGGTCAACAACATAGTTCAATTGGTCTTTATGCCCATTAAAGTTTCTTAATTGATAGCCGTAAGATTTTGGAATTATGTTTTCGTCGTTTGCCCAGTTGTTCCACCAATAAATTTTATTCTCGTTTAAAAAGTTAAGGTCTTCTCTTCCTGCAGCTATCCAACAAAATTCAGCTATTGCTTTTTTCCACAATACTTTTTTCAATGTAATAACAGGGAAGCCTTTAGCCAGGTCAATTTCCATTGATTCATTTATTAAGGGTTTTATTCCTCCATTGCGGCCCGTTACAGTAACTTTAGACGCTAAAGCTTTTTCAAGCAATTCTTTGTATGCAATATCGTATTCCATTTTATTTGTTTTTAAAGTTATCAAGTCCAGCAACATAACCGCAAATGTCAAGCAACGTGTCTTGTTTAGTTTGATAAGCTAAGCGAGAAACTTTTAAAGCAATCATACATTTGTACATATCTTCAGCTGTTATATTCTTATTCGTTAACTCGCTTGCAACTACAGCAGCTTTAGCCATTGATTCATTCATTGGCCCGTACTGTCTTTGCTTTTCTCCAGCTTGCTCGTTAATTAATTTGTTTGCTTCCAGTAGTATATTCATTCCCTATTTTTTTTGATTTGTTAATTGTTTTTTCTATTTGTTTTTGTCTTGCTTTGTAATTCTGAAATTCGGTTAATTGGTTTGTTTGTCTTTTAAGCATTGCATTTTTTTTATAGTCTTTTAGCCATACGTTCCAGGTTCTAACATTAACGAAACAACTTGGGCCGTCGTCAGCATTTCTTGTTCCCTTAACAAATGCAAAAATAACCTCCTCTAAAGTTAAACCTCCATAGAAATTTATAAGGTCGTCATATAACAACCCAGCCATTAAAACTATTTGTTCTTTTTCAGGTCTTTGACCTAGCTCTAAATATGTTTTGCCAATTAAGTCAACACAGTCAAGCTTAAGCTGCTTTTGGTCATGTTTAAAGCGATGAAATATTTTTTCTGTCTTATCCATTTAATTCTGTTTGTTTATTAGTTCACGAGCTTCTTGCCAGTTATTGTATGAGCTTTCAATTTTAGAAGTAGTACCCTCATTTTTTTTAAGCTCGAAAAAACCTTTCCAACCATTCTCGACTGACTGCTCAATTATTTTCATTTGAATTTCCTGGTCTCCATTGGATATTCTTAAAAGCTTTTTCAAAGCTGCTTTTTCGCCCATAGGTTTATAAGTAACCCTGTAAGTTTCTTTTCTATATTTTTTCCAATATTCCCAAGCTTCAACATTGATATTCAAATCATTCAAAAAGTCAATGTATTTATCTTTAGTATTTAATTGAATTAAGTTATTAGTCTTATTAGTATTTAATAGCTGTGCGTTTTGTTCATGTGCATTTTCTACATGAACGTTTTCTACATGTGCGTTTTGCACATCTGGTTTTTCAAACACCATATACTCCCAAGACTGTATCTTGCCTTTAATTCTAACTTGCTGACGCTTAACATATCCATGAGCAATAAGCTCCTTAAAAGCAGCGTAAACAGCTCGCTGGCCGTCTTTGTGCCATGTGCAAACTTCACTAACATACAGCTTCCAATTTTCAGGGACAGCTAACAAGTGACACAATAAACCTTTAGCTTTTAACGATAAATCTTTATTGAAAATAAATTCGTTATTTATCGTTGTAAAGTTTCGATTCTTTTCAACTTTGATTCTAATCATTGCCCATAAGTTTAGAATTTATTTCCTCAACTTTTTTTAAGTAGTATGTTTTCTCTTTCATTAAAATTGATTCGCTGTTAAAACCAGTGTCGTCAATTAAAGTGTTTTTGATTTGAATATAGTTGTTGCTATAGTGCTTATCGTACTTCATTAAAGTATTATGAACTTCTAGCTGGTGAATTATGGTAGCATGATTCTTACCGAAAAAACCACTAATGGTTTGGTAAGGGTAGCCATAAATCTCACGGATTAAAACATAACAAAAACGCCTCGCGTCAACTAAAGGTCTTATTCTGCTTTTATCCATTATAGATTCTTCACTAATAGAATTTACATAACTAACCGCCGTTAAGACGTTTTGCATGTTTCTATTTTTTTGTGTTGCAATCATTTCTTTTAAATTTTCTTTCATTACAATTCTGCTTTTATTAGTTCATAAATTCTTGGTGCTAATTCTCTTAGCTCTTTGAGTTTCTTTCTTGATTCTCTTTTAGCACTTTCTTTAACAGTTTTTGAAATATCTGTTCCAGTTGCTGCATTAATTATCAAATGAGACTCTTTTAAAATTCGGTCAATTCTTTCTTTCTTAGTCATAGGTTTCTAAAATATAGTCATCTTGTACTTGGTAGCCCTGCTTCCAAAGCTTTTTATACATGTTAGAACAATCTAACTGCGTTCCTTTAAAGATTACTTGATTATTTTCAAATTTAGCGTCTGAATAATATTTTAATAAACTCCAGTCAAAATTCCTAGCAACTCCGCTAAGCTTTGGGTTTTTTAAAACTAGGCACCACAAATGAACAACTTTATTGTCTGGAGGTGGAATAATTTTAAGGTCCCACCTTTTGTTTTTTGAGTCCAATAAAAAGTATTCATTTGCAGCACATTGATAATCTTGTGACACTTCAATATTATTTTTAAATTTAGGATAATTAAAAAAGGTCATACTAAAAAGGTAGGTCGTCTTCTTTTTTAAAGCCAGCTTTTTCAAGCATTGCAATTTTTTCGTTTGGTTCTTCAGCTCCCATAAGTACCCAGGCTGCAAACTTTTCTGCTTTGTTTTCAATATCTTCAACTGACAATGCACCTCCTTGCCATATCGCTACAGCGTGTCCTAAAGCGTTTTGGCGCACTATAAGCTCTTCTCTCGTGAATTTAGTATAAGTACCAGGCTTGTTGCTAGAAACCTCCTTAGAAGTCACCGTTTCAGCAAATTCAGCGTTCTGCGGTTTTATCTTCCAATAGCCATTTTGATTTTGGTCAGCTGTGTAATAAGCCTCTTGACCTTGAATAAATTTATTTTGATTATCTGACTTTGACGAATATTCGCCTGAGTCACCATTTTCAAAAGCAATTTCATACTTGTAAAAAGTTCCATACTGTTTAGAGTCATACGTGCCATTTGCTTGCACACTTTTAACGACTGATTTTTTAATATTCATTTTTGATAATTTTTAAATAGTTTATAGTTATTAAGTCTTGAATGAAAGCTTGCTCTGAAATAGTTCTGACAAAAGACTTGTCCCACTTGTAACAACGTTTTGCAAATTCATTCATAAAGTCTTGAACGTCTTCAGAAGGAATAAAGCACTGTCCCCTCATTTCAGCTACTAATTCAATAGCGTTTTTCGCTTTATAAGGAAGCTTGTTGCCTTCCAACTGAAAACATTCATTCATTGTTATTTGAGTTTTATAACCCATTAATTGTTATGATATTTATTTTTAGCATGAAGATTCACAATAGCACGGTTTCTCAAAGCTTGATAATCTTCTTCTGACAAATTTAAAACCTGAGCCATTCCAGTTAAGTGAAATTTCACGCCGTTTTTATTTGCAAGCACTTTGTCTTTATTCATTCTAAAAATTTCGTTATTGATTTCTGTTTCAGAGAAGTGTTTTGAACCTCTTGTTCTACCGCGTTTTATTGCAGCTGTTTCAATTACCCCTTCAGGCACTTCAGTTGTTTCCTTAGAAAGCGTTAAACAGCTTTCACAAGTCTCTTCAAGCAAGTTAATGTAGTGCTCAATAACTTCTCTGTCGTGTTGGTCTAAGCCATATAAAATAGCTCCCAGTTTTCTTTGAATTACTTTTTCTGATTTTGTCATTTTAATATTTGTTAAGATTAATGTTTTGCCATAAGGCGTTCTGTTTGTTTTTATAGCGTCTTCTCGCTTTTATATGCTCAACCGATTTGTATTTTGAATGGGTTGGCAAACCGTTATACATTTGGTCATGATTCATTTCATGTGAAGCATAGCCTTCAAATAGCATATTCCAATAAGATTCTGAAGGGTCATAAATTCCTCTAGCATTTTGTTTTGTCATTTGGTAAATCATTATGCTTTCTGGTTTACCATTGAATAAAATTGGTTCATAGACTTTTCCGTAAAAACTAGGGAAGCCCTCAAGCCTGTCAAGAGACTTCTCGCATTCCTCAGTAATTAACCAGGCTGCTCCTTCAATTTTGTCTTGTAGCTTGCCGGTATAAATTACGTCGCCAACTCCACGGAATACAAATTTATAACCTTCTAAAGTTATCTTGCCTAAGCTTTTTGCAGCTGGGCACCTTCTTGCCATAGAATCTAAGTTAGTATTCATTCCATAAGCAAAGTACAATGTTTTCTTTTTGTTTGTCATTTTAATTAGTTTTAAAGAGTTTAAATAATGTTTGTTATAGTTTATATATTAAAAGCGAATAGGACTCCTTAAACGAGCCCTAAACGCCTCAGAGTGACTCACACTCTTCTGTTTGCTGTTGCCCATTCGAACACTCCAGAAACATCGTTGTTGAAGTGAGTAGCTCTGTTCATAAAGAACTTCATTACTTTTCTGTTTTGACCTCTTCCGAAAACTTCAGTAACTGAATGTTTGAATTCACCTTTAGTTTTTACAACGTGGTTTTTCTTTTTAACAACATCACACATGTTGCATAAAAGCACTATCCAGTTGCAAACTTTTTCAGCGTCAGTTGAACCACCGTGTTGTCTGAATTCTACAGTACCATATTTTCTGTAAGAGAATACATTTACAACTCTGTAGCGTGAGCTCATTACGTTTTCAACATCTCTAAAGTCTTCGCAAGAATTTAAGCGGTTCCAGATTCTGTTAATTTCAACTGGTCTTGCCCAACGGTTATTGTTTAAAGCTCTTCTTGAAGGTTGCATTACCATATCAATTTCCTCTTGGTGTTTAGCGTAAAACTTTATAAGGTTAGTTAAGTTAGTAGTTGAATAATCAGTAATGCCAACGTGAACATGTACACCGCAAGACTTGTTTACTTTGCAACCGTATTCAGTAATTAAGTTTAGGACTTGAGCCATTTTGTTTAAACCTTCTTGACCCTGTAGAATTGGAGAAACTAATTCCATTTTGTAACGTCCGCCATTCACTGTAGAATCGTCAACTAATTTCCAAGTTGAAATTACTTGGTGAGTATAACCCATATAAGAAGTAGGAATTCCAGCGTTACTTAATAAAGAAGCAATAGCACGTGGGCTTAAAGTCGAGTGACTCATTTCAATTTCTACTCCGAAAGTTCTGTTTGATTTTAATTTAGTTTTCATAATTGTGTTTTTAATGTGTTTAGTTTGTGTTTGTTTGATGAGGTAAAGATACACCTTTTACGTTACGTTGTTGAAAAAGATTAACTTTTTTTTAAAAAAACTTTGCTTTTTTTCAGTTTACTAGATAGAAAAAACTTTAAAATAATTGTTTAATTTTTCTAAAAATATACAAATAAGCATAAAAAAACGCCCTGAAAACTTAATTCCAAGGCGTCACAAACACACATTAAAGGACACAACTCCTCTAATCAAGCTCCATAGGTATCACTATAGGAAGCGTACCATTCTCTAAAACTACTCCGCAAGATACAATATATTTTTTAGTGAAGTTTTTCGCATAAGCCATTGCAAAACTTCTATCGTCAACGCCACAACCAACCTGCATAGCAAATAGCTTTTTGTCTTTGTTACAATACCAGTCAACAAAAGCCTCGGTGTGAATATGTCCTTGCACAATTGAGGTCTGCCATTCTCGCAACCTTTTTGTTATTCCTTTGCCACTGCAACCAGTTCCATGCACGTACAAAACCCCATCAATTTTATGAGTCATTTGAAAGTCCCAGCCTGGAGTTCCTAATACTTCTGAATAGTCTTTAACCCATTTTTTTGAAAGTCCAGCGCTAAAACTTTTTCGCGCGATTATTGCGTCATGATTTCCAATACAGACTAAAGCCTGCGGGAATTTTCTATACCAGGTCTGGACCATATCAATTGCCCTTTGTAATTCTTCTCCAGCTGAATATCCGTCAGGGTCTTGCTCATGAAACGAACTATAATGGTTGTCAATAGCGTCTCCTATTATCACGACTTTATTACAATTAAATTTTTCATAAGTGTCAAGGCAATGCTCTAAATATCCCTCGCGAATAAAAGGAGCATGCAAGTCGCCAATTACTAAAACCCTATTTGAATCATTTCTAAGCCTTCTAATGAGACTTAATTCGTTTGCTGATAGTTCCATTATTTTTTTATCTTTTCTAAACCACGTGAGCCAAAATATGAGCCTATAACAGTTATAAGAACAACCGTCAAAAGGTCTGTCCATTTTTCTTCTACAACAAAAGAAATTGCTCCAGCGTCAATGAATATTAAAAGCGTTGTAGAAATAACTAGCCAGGCTAATACTAAAGGCCGAATTGATTTGCTAAGCCATGAGTCTGAATTCATGTCCGCCTGCCATCGTTTTGTTACTTCTTGCTGAAGCTTTTCTTCAAACCCTAAAACAATTTTTTTGACTTCAGCTTTAACAAGTTCTTTTTCTTCTGCTGAAGTATGTATTTTGTCAATAGCATTTCCTACTGAGTCGACTAATTCTTTAGCTCCTGAATTGAATATCTTTTTTAGTAAAGCCATAATGCTGGTTCTTTCGTTATGTCGTTATCGCAATGAATAAAAGTTCGCCCTATACCTATTCGATTAAAACCAGCTGCCACTAAAGCATTAACTATTTTTATTCTATTGCCTGAAGTAGAACAATGAATGTCAGCTGCGCAACCAGCTAAGTGGGACGAGCCTACTCTCCCGCCCACAATTTCATTGTGCTTTCTTGTGCGAAAACCTGAGTTAATTTTGAAAGGTATTCCAGCAATAGTTCTTGCTTCGTCTATCATTTCTAAAAACTCTTTTTTCATGTGTTTCCCTGAACCAGGTTGGTCAGGTGAATCAAACTCCGCTAACTTAAAATTTTTCATCTCTTTTAAATTTCTAATACTTTTCGTCCAAGTCCCCAGGTCAAACATTATTTTTTCTTTTGTGCGTTTAAAATTTTCATAACAGTATAAACTATTGATAATAATAGTAGCAATAATTTTAAAGCGTTTTCTATAGCTGTAAAACTAATTGCTAAGGTGGATATGTTAATTAGTAAAACGTCGGAGGTTTCTTTTAATATTGATTTCATTTTAATTGAATAATGCTGAGCAAACTACTTGCACGTCAAAATATGCTTGCTTAGAAGCGCTCTGGGTTTTGGATTGTCTTATAGTTGGGATTAATACGTCATTCGTACTGAATTGACCGTTAGCTGTTATTTCTAGTCTTTCGTCTAAAAATTGATGCCCTTGGTTGTATGAGCCTGTTCCTGTTGTTGAATTTTGGCAAACTAAATTAAGCGTTGAATTTGAAGACCCTGTTGGGTCAAATTCTTTTTTCCAGAAGCTCAATGTAAGTTCCGTTGAATTCGCAACATTTGTTACCAGGTTTGTTTTTATAGTATGTATTTTGAAGTCTGTTCCAATAGCATTTAGCATTCCGTATCGACCCCCAAAGTTATTACCCTTGTTGTTTCCATCAGCGAAAATAGAAGCCCCGTTTGAAGTAAAAGTTCCTTGACTTAATGTACCTAAATAGTCATTTGTTGTTGTTCCTGTATTCATTGCAAAGTTAGCATTCAAATGAACAGTAAAATAACGCCTGTATCTGTCTTTGACTAAAGTTGTATTGTCAACTATTATTGAGGAGCCGACGGGATAATCAGCGTTAGCAGAAACGGACTCAACCGTTATTGAGGTTTGCCCTGCAAAAACTTCTTGGGTTGTTGTAAGAATTAAGCTTGTTGTTGTATACGGTTTTGCTATAGTTATCTTAGCCCCTTTTGGTAGCGTTACACCTCCATAAGCACTAACAAAAATTCTAGCCGTTGAAGCTCCTGAAACAATAGCAGTGCTTAGTGCTCCATAAACATTTTGAAAGCGCTCAAATTCAATTCTTTTCATTAACCCTACATAGTTATCTGCGTGTCCCATTCTTTATAATTTGTGATGATTATTATCTTTTTCTAATAACAAAAGGTTGTTTATTATTATGTGATTAATATGGTGATTGTTTACTTTTATTCCAGTCACTTTTCCGTCTGTAGCTGTAAAGCTCATTGATAAGCTTCTCCACTCGCCAGACCATTCGTTTGAGCGAGCCGTAAACTTGCCTCCGTTAAAAATAAAATAGGTATCTCCAAAGCCTGTAATGTCTTCCCTATATGCCATGTGAAAAAATAACGGGTCAGGGTTAGGTCTGCTTGTTTCAGTTCTTAAAATTTTCCCTGTCATTATAATTTTCTGCTTGTTTGTTAGCCTCAAATATTCGTCTCCTTTTATAACTTGAGCAAGCAAATGAGTTATGTTTGGGTTGTTCCTGTAATACCATGAACCAGTTAGCCCCCATTGAAACATTTGCAAAAAGCCTGCGTTGCTTAAATAGAAGATATTATTTTTTCTAAATATTGCAGGCCCATCAAAAAACATACTTTTCTTTTCTACCTGTGCTCCACTAATTGTTGGGTCATTAGCATTTTGCTCAAAGAAGTAAACGTTTTGGTCATAGTTTTCTCCGTTTAAAAATAATGTTAAGCCTACTGTAACAAAGTTTTCAGCCGCTCCATAATTTCCTCCCGTGTCTAAAATTTGGTTAACTTCAATAGCTCCTGAAGTAACAACCCAGCCTGAAGCTGTAACATCTGTTTCTGTGTTTGCTATCGGGTCAATTTCAAAAACTCTATAAGCCGTGTGATACTTAATAGAACCATTTGAAGGAAGCTCCTCCATTTGTTCTAAATTTATCCCTCCTAAACTAAAAGAAAAATTTTGGTTCATGCCAGGTTGAAGGGTGTTAAACAAACCGAACTGGTTGTTCGCGTAAACGTCTTGCTGTGTTGTTTCCCATTCATATTTGTCTGTAGCAGGATTGTACACTAACCAGTAGTCGTCTTGCCTAACAAAAAACATGAATTTAATTATATAAGCATTTTGAGGTTCTGTGTTTAACCAGCCTCCGACGGGAGGGACCGGACACTGTACATTAATACCAAAGTCCATTGTAAAAGTTATAAGGTCTCCAGCGTTTCCTCCCACATACGTGTTTATATATTGATTTGTAGTAGGCTGCGAATTTACCCCCATTGCAACTGTCCCCAATAAAGCATAATCGTACTCAGCAGAACCAAACTCTTCTCCTGGTCCAAAAACTAAGTTTGGGCCGTCTTCAACCGTAAGAACAACGTCTCTAGTTCCTGGACTAAAGGTAAACATAATTTCAGCTCTTTGACAGTCGTAACCAGTATCTAAATCTCCTAGCATTAAACCAGCATCAAAGGGACTTCCATTGTTGTAGTGTGTGCCACTTCTGTTATACTGGGAAGCTTTAACTGTAGGGCCTGGAGTTCCTGCTGCTGCTGTAACCGCTATCGCACTTAGTTGTTGAATTTGCCAGCACCCATCGCTCATACATATTCGAGCATTATAGAATTCTAAAATATATTTTAAAACGTCATAAGCACTCATGTATCTTATGCCTGAATTTTGTTCTGTATTTCCTACGGTATAATATGCGTCACTTCGCGCAAAACAAACCAGCATGGGATTGTATAAGCCATCGTCTTCTGAGTAAAAAGTTCTGTCTGTCCACCAGTTAAAATAAAGTTTTGCAAAAGCATTTCCTGGGTAGTTATCAATAAAAAAATTACTGTTAGCAGTAGGCAAAAGTCTTAAGATAGCCATCACTAAAGCATGGTGAGAATACCAGCTTCCACTCATTGCTCCATTAACACCTACAGCAAAGTTTGCGTCTGTCGCATTATTAGCTGTATCTTTTATATCTGTTAGCTCGTTTATTTTAAAGCTCTTAAGCAAGCTTAAACCGTCTATAGCACGCATTCTAAACGCTTGAGGGTAATGGTCGTCAGCTAAAGTTGTTTCTTGCAAAACTAAAATACCTTTCCAGATATAGCCTTCAGGTACAAAAGGCACTATTGGGTCGTTTTGAGTTCCTCCAGTATTTAACGCTATTTTAACTAGGTATTTCCCTACGTCAGCATTCATAATATCTAAAAAGAAAGCGTCGTCTGTTGAATTCTGACTATAAAAAGTAAACGAACATTCACTTGATTTTATTGGGTCGTCTATATCTTTTCCCTGTCCTGAATAACTAATTGAAAACCCATCAGCTCCAAGCGTAAATTCATCGCTGCTTGTTGGAGTGTTTTGTGTTTCACTATAAATTTCTACCTGGTAAAAATTTTCGTTGTCGTCTTTAAAACAACCGTACCTTTGAACGTACCATGCCATTAGCTAAAACTATTTAAACGTTTGTTATACCTTTCATTTGACAAGAATATATCTTCCCCTGATATTCTACCGGTCACTATTACTTCTTGCCCTCCCATCATTGATTTTAATTTAGACAGTGGAGCGATAACTTCAGGGTCAACATTTGCTCCAGGGTTATCACCAACTATTGCCGCTGTTTCGCCGAATGCTAAACCACCTTCTGCTAATGCAGGAAGCGGAGCGGCTAATACAGTACCAAGCTGAACAGCTCCCAAACCAGCTATAATTGCTGACCAAGGAAGTCCTCCTGTTAATGGGCTTGCGGCCACTGCTGCTATAACAGCACTTGCTGTATTCACAACGATTCCTAAAGCAGCTGTAGCTTTATCAATTTTCGCTTGACGTCTTGCAAGCTTTGCATGCTCTTTTGCTGCTTTTTCTTCAATAGCTCCTTTGTTAGTTGCGTAATTAGTTTCAGCGTCTTCTAAAGCTTGGTTTTTAGCTTCTTCGCTCATTACACTATTTTCTATTGCTTCAAGTTCTTGTTCATGCTGAAGTTGTAAATTTTCTAATTGTGCCGCTGTTTCTTGGTTTAGTTTTTCTTTTTGGTTGTTTGTATGCTGAGTGAGAATGTCCCCAAGCTGCCCGAAAACTTGTCCATAAGTGTTTTGAAATTCAGACAGTTTGCCTTCTGCTGTTGAAGCCCATTCGCTCCATTCGTCTTCTGACTTATCAAAAAACCCTTTTTGTTGGTCTTCAAAAGATTTGAAATAATTTGGGTCTGGTTCGGGCGGCCCCATCATTGGGCCACTAGGGTCTGTTGTTGTTGTGGTTGTTGTACCACCTCCGCCACTACTTCCAAAGAAGCCTGTTATTTTATCCATTACACTCTGAGCCATATCTTGAGCTCCGTCTACAGCTCCTTGAATATCGTCTTCAGTAATATATTTTATTGGGTTTTTTCCTTTTATATTGTCTATCCCTTTTGCAATAGCTTCTGCTGTAGTTTCTCCTAACTCTTCACCGGCAGCTAGAAGGTCTTTATTTTTTGAAGGGTCAAAAGTAGACGCTAAGGCTTCTTTAGCTTCATCTAAACCCTTAGCCAACGTGTCAATATCTAAAGTGAAAACACCTTTTATTATGTTACCTATTCCGCCAAACAAACTTGTGAAATTTGATGCAAAGGATTTTATTAAAGCTATACCTGCTTTTACAAAAAACTTAATAGCCGCGACCGCCAGCTTAAACCTTAATGCAATTGCTTCGGCAATAACTCTTATTAAAGTAGATTCGTTGTATAAGTCAATAAAGTAATTAATAACTTGAACCAAGGTCTTTTTAACTGGTTCCCAATTTTTGTAAATTAATATTGCTGCGCCTACTACCGCTGCGACAACTAAACCAACCGGCGAAAGGGCGGCTGCTAATACTGAACCAATTGTTCCAAGCAACGTTAACAAAGGCCCTATTGCTGCTGCGGCTGCTCCTGCTGCAACTATTAAGCCTTGTTGTTCTGAAGATAAATTTGAAAACGCTGAAGCTCCTTTAGAAATGAAACCAATAACCTTTTGGAATATAGGCAAAAGAATTTCACCTAACTGTATTCCTACCCCTTCCAATTGACTTTGTAGCTTTCTCATAGACCCACCTAAACCGGAGTCCATTATTTCTGCCATGCTTTTAGCTTCGCCTTCTGAGTCTCTAAAGTCGTCCGTTAGGTCCTGTATTGCTTGCCCATTGTTCGCTAAGATAGTTGCGACGGTTGCCCCTCGTTTCCCGAACATTTCCATTGAGGTTGCTAATGGGTTGGTCGAGTTATTTATTTGGTCCATCGCTTCGCCCATAGTCATTCCTTCTTTTGCTAAGTCAAGGAATATATTTCTTAAGGCTGTACCTGCTGTTGAAGCTTCAACTCCATTGTTTACTAAAACACCAAGAATTGCTGTTGTTTGTTCTAAGTCTGCTCCAGCTTGTTTTGCTACGGGTGCAACTGAGCTCATAGCAGTTTCAAATTTAGCCATGTCTAATGCTGACGAACTAAACGAGTCTGCCATTATGTCGGCAATTTTAGTCATGTCAGAAGCTTCCATTCCGAAAGCCTGCATTGTTTTTGCTGCTACTGTAGCCGATTGAGCAAGGTCAGAATCTGTTGCCTGAGCTAGTGCTAGAATTGATTCTGTCGAGTTATTTATTTCCTCAGGTGTTAAACCTAACTTGGATAGTTCTAATTGAAGACCTGCAACCTGCGAGGCTGTAAACATCGTTGTTGAGCCTAACCTTTTTGCGTCTGCTTCTAGCGCTTTAAACTGTTGTCCAGTCGCTCCAGAAATTGCTTTTACTTTAAGCATAGCTTGCTCAAAGTCCATAAAAGTTTTTCCTGCTACAGCTGCTATTCCAAGAAGCGGAGCTGTTAAACTTGTGCTCATTGACTTACCTGCACGCTTAGCTCTGTTGCCGAATTTTGATAAACTTTTCTGCGCTTTATTTATTCCCTTTTGAAACTGTCTAGAGTCTAGTCCGAGGAATAAATTTATACTCTTTTTACTTGCCATTTTTAGTGCTTTTTAGTCAGTTTCGTACACTCAATTTAAAGCTGTTTAGGACGCGTTTAAGGACCTAACTAGCTTCTGGAGTATACATATACTCATTTTCTTACTTTGTCAAATAGGGTCAAATTACTAGATAAGCCTTCTTGAGGCTTTTTTTGTTTTGCAAGCTCCCTCTTTTTTCTTGCAAATAGTGCTGCTTCTTGCCTTTCTTTGAGCGATTTTACTTTGCCACTTTTCTTGTCTTTCGGCAATGGAATTATGTCTTTTGGTTTTAACGATTTCCCCTTTTTCATGTGAGGTTGTAAAACGAAAACAGCCATTGTTCGGAGCAAGTCCCAATTGTGAATTTGCTCGTCCTCCAGTTTTTTCAAATATCCTTTTTGCATAAGCCTAAACTCACGCATTGTTAAATTCCAAAACTGTTCTGGAAGCAAGCCTAAAACGCCATAGGCTGTAACTTCCAAGTCTTCAAAGGTTATTTCTTCTTGAGGCCCTTTGTCGCCTCCTTCGCGTTTCCCTTTGTGTTGCTTTTAACATTAAAGCTATTTCCAAAAAGTTTCATTGCTTTTTCTAAAAGCTCAATGTCAGTGTCAAGTGCGTCTGCAATATCGTCAACAGTTAAGTCACACGATTTGTTTGCTTTTCTCGCTCCATCTCTTAAGCCGCAAAGAATTAAACAACAAGCCTCATCCAGCCCCATGTTATTTCCCAATTCTGTAATTTGATTCAAGCCAACATTTTGCTCTTGGCAATACATTCTCAAAGCATTCATTCCGAAACGGATTGCATAGCTTTCCCCATTTATTTCTATTAAGTCGTACATTTTTCTATTTGTTTTTAAAAAGAAAAGTCAGGGCGTTTTGCAGTCAAGCTCAGCCCGTCGTCCTCTAAAGTTATTATGAATTTGTAGCCTGAGTAACTTGTCCCGTGCATTCAAATGAAGCAGAAAAAGTTGAGCTATCTTCAACGCCTGAGCTTATAGCTAAGCTTGTCATGTAAGCTTTAACTTGATAAACTTTGTCGCCAGTTTCAGCAGTACCAAACTCTATATTGAATAAAGTTCTTGCTACCCATAAGTCATAAAGGTCTTCATAGCCTAACGTCGCGTCTAAAGCCGTCATAGCTTCAACGTCAACACTAACACTTCTTAAGCCTTCTAAACTTTCTGAGTAGCCTGCACTGTCTTTTGTTGTTGCTTCTCTTGTTTCCATAGAGAAAGTTATGTTTGCTGAAGTTGCGTGGGTAATTGCTACAAATGTAGTCCCACCACCCCCAGACGCCACGTCAACCCCTACAAAGAGGTCCGTTCCGTTTACTATTCCAGTAGTAGCCATTATTTAGTTAATTTAGGGTTATTGTTATTATTTAATTTTTCTTTCTTTTCAACTTTTTCAATAGACTTTTTTTCGTCTTTTGGTTTAAAGTCGTGAGGCTCTAGTATCTCGACTGAGCCCTTACGCCATAGCTTTTCGGCTACATTGCTTTTTAAAACCATTTGCTGGTTTACTTTTGCTGGTTTACATTCCGGGTGCAAAACAGTTTCTTTTATAAATTTTACTCTCATATCTAACTTTTTGAAATTCTTATGTCAAATTCTAATGTAGCGAAATACACTCCGCTAGGTTTTACTTTTTCATTGAACCCTGTTGTTATGTCTACAAACGAACAAGATTGCACATAGTAGCTCGTTAAATCGTTAGCGTCTGTTGTTCTGTCTAAAGCGTCTCTTATAGCCCCTGCGTAAGTTCTAAGTCTTTCGAAACGAATATCTGGCGCAACAAAACAATTAACTAAAAGTGTCACAGTATCTAACTGACTTGCACTTGTTTTCGTTGGTGTTGGGTCAGTATTTCTAAAAGCATAGGTGATATATGCACCTGCTCCCACGAACCCGTGTAAACCTTCCAAGGCCCCATCTTCAGGGAAGCATTTATCCACAAAACTACTTAAGCCTGTTCCGTTTATTATTTTTGAATAAACAAACTTTGACGGCAATTGATAAGCTCCTATACTCATTTTAATTTTTTACCAAAAAGCTTCATGCTTCTTTTGTTTAACGTCTTATAAATTTCACCCTCTAATAATGCTAAGGCTTGACTTCCTGCTTGTATTGCTACTTTCGGCAATAAGCCTAAACCATTAACGGTAACATCTCCGCCTCCAGGGTTAAACCCATATTCTAAAATATAAAAATATTCAGCTGGGTTTTTAATGTCGTCTATAACCTTTGGCCCTACATAAACCGAAGGACGCCCCGCTTTTGTATTTCTTTTTGAAGGGAATATTCCAATTTTTTTCGCTAGTAGTCCTTTGTCTTTAGGTACTAATTGTTCAAGCTTTGCTTTTAATGGTTTTGCAGATTGCTTTAACGATTGAGCTAAAGCTCTGTTGACTTGTCTTGAACGCGGGTATAATTTATCCAGACCTTTTTTAATAGTCAACATACTTTTTTTATCAATGTCTAATTTTAGCTTGTCCATTAAGTCATGCTTTGGTCTATTCCTTCCGCTCTTTGTATTCTTATTTTTAAACCTACGCCTCTTCCTATTTCCTCAATACCTACAACAGAATAAGGTTCCTGGTCTCCCGAGGTGTTTTTGTTATTGTAAATTGTAACAACAGAATTGTTTTTGAATATCGTATTGAAGCGAGTTATTATTTCAAATTCTGTGTTTGTATATCGTGCGTTTGCATTAAAGGTATTTTCATTTTTTCTTAAAAGCCTTCTAAAATAAAAAGTTGTCGGCGAAGAAAACGTTTTTAGCCTTTGTCCGGTGTTTGTATCGGTTGTCATTGTTGTTGTGTAAACAGTTCCAACCTGGTCTAATGTTCCAATGTTTAGCATTATACCGTTGCTTGTTTGTATTGATTAATTAAGTGCTGTGCTCCTAAAGGTACTTGGTAAACTATTGTCCCGCTTATAACATCTTGGCGCATTTCGTAATACCTTCCAATAACTAAATACATTGCTTGTATTAAGCCTTCTGGAATTTGCAATGCTTCACTAGGCCCAGCGTCAAATTTAACCTCTACACAGTCCGGAGCGTCTTCTGTTGTTGGCCAACTTGTTCCACTTGTCGGGTAGATTTTAACTGTTGCATTTGGGTAGTCTAAATTGCTAACTTTATAATCAGTGTCAACCGTTAAAGTTTGTAAGTTTCCTGAAGAGTCATTGTATTTCACATGAGCAACCGCATTTCCGCTAAAACCTAAATCGATAACAGGCAAAAAGCCGTCAGCAATATATTTCATTTCAACTTCGGTCATTAACATTCCAGCTTCTTTCTCTACAATGTTTTGAGCCATCTTTATAAGGCTTGTGATATATGCGTCGTCACCAGTATAACTTGAATCAATTCTTAAGTGAGCTTTCGCTTCAGCTAAACTAATTGCCCAGGTTGTTCTAGCGCTTTCAATTTTCAACCTTCCATAAGGTAAATATGGTTGGTAAATATCAATTCCGAATAAATTTGTTATTGTGCTCATTTAGTTAAATTTTAAAGTGATATGCTAAGGAGCGCGTTAGCTAACTCCCTAGCTTATCAACAAACAGAAAAGGGATATTGTTACGCTGTTAAAGACGTAAATTTAACCGCTCTTTCGCCTTGCGCTAAAGCAAAGTCAACAAACGTGTTTACAACTAATCTTACTTGACCAGCGGCTGCATTTGTATACGGGTCAACTATAATGTCTACACCGCCAAACATTCCCACCGTTACGTTAGACCAGTCTGCGAAAATACCGTCAGCAGAAGTACCTGCAGAAGCGCCACAGTGGCTTGAGTAATAAGTTGGGTAACCGTTAACCATTTGCTGGTTGTAGTTCATTCCAACCATTCCTGGGTTAATACCAGAAACTTGAGCAGATTGCTTAAGTTCTTTTAAGAACGTTGGGTGTAATACGTATGCAAGGTTTCCACTTAAAGCACCAGCTTCAGCTAAAGTTTGCTCAGCTAAAACTAAGTCGCTAAACATTGAAGCGTTAGCCGAGTAAGTAGACTCAGTGAATGTTCCTATATCAGCGTGCTGAGAAATAGCATCAGGAGCACTTGTTACAGTAGCATCCGAGAACATTGCGTCACAAATTGCATCAGCAACAGCTTTTCCTAAATCGCCCATAATTGCAGTTTCAACACCAGAACCATTTTGCGCTAGTAACTCTTTAGACAAGTTAACATAACCAGCAATTCTTTTTGGCGAAAGTGTTACAGAAGAAAAAGCAGCACCGCCATCAGCAGCAGCTCCATTTTCAGCAGCGAAAGCAACAGAAGACTTTCCAATGATTGGAATACGTGCGTCAGAAGTTAAGTTCAAAAATTTAGCTCCTAAACGGTTGTAAATAGCTTCCTCTCTAATCGCATCAACAAAGCCTTCAACAGATAAGCCTGGAATGTTAGAAGTAAGGTTAGCTCTTTTTTCTAGCATTGAAGCAGGAATTCCAATACCTTGTATTGATTTGCCGTGCGCTCTAGCTTCATTGATAGCTTGCTCTTGAACTTCTTTTTCTACGCCACTTAGGTTTCCATTAATAACACCGTCAACGTGCTTTAGGAATGAGTAGCCTCTTTTAATTGTGTCTTCTTCTGAGACAACATTTTTCGCGTCTTTTGCTTTCATAGTTTCTAATTTAAGTGCGCGTTCTGCGTCAGCTTTTAAGCTTTCAGCTTTTTCGTTTAGTTCATCGAACTTAACTTTTTCGTCTGCTATTAAATCTCTCTCTTCGAGTTCCGCAACAGCGACTAAAGCTTCCATCTCTTCAACTACTACTGAACGCTCTTCAGTATAAAATTTAGATGATTTCATCAGTTAATTATTTAAGTTTAACAATTTTTAATTTACGAGCGGCAAGGCTTCGATTCCAAGAATCAATTTCCTCGTTTTTCATTTCCTCTTTTTCACGCTCTAGAGTCTCCTTCATATTGTCTTTCCAAGCTTCCATACTTCTTAAACCAACAGAAGCATTTGGATATGCCGGATAGGTGACTGCGGACACGTCATATAAACGAGAAACTTTTTTAATAGTTCTAACCGCTGCACCATTTTCTCCTTGTTCCCATGAATCGTCTTCAACAGTAAAAGCAAATGAGCTTTCTGAAATATCACCACGCTTTAAGCTAACTAATAAATCACGACCTGCTGAAGTGTCTGGAATAGCTACTTCATATCTCAAACCTTTATCGTCAACACGAAGCTTTAAAGTTCCTGAAGTTGTTCTTCCCATAATATAATTTGGGTCATGGTTTAATAAGAAACGAACATCGTCTTCTTCACGTCCACTAAAAGCATCTCTTGAAATAAATTCAGTAAAGCCTCCTAAGTTATTAGATTCTGAATTGAATACAGCTCCATAACCAACCACAATATTTTTTCCACCTTCTTCTCTTACTTCAACATTTTGCAAAGCAAAGTTTCTTGTTTCAACATCAGGCGAAAGTTTAGAACGATAGTCTTCTTCTTTTGAGTTATCCTCTACCATTACTTCTTCTTCGTTTTGAATCTCTTCAGTTTCTTTTACTTTTTCAACTTCTTCAGATTCTTCGTCATGAATTTTTTTGTAGTGAATAATATATTCGTCTTCAGTTTCTTCAAACTTTGTTATGTGTCGAGCTTCAGAATTCTTTAGCTCTTCGATAATTTCATTTTGTTTTGCTTCCATGTCATTTGACTTTGATTCGTTTTTTATTTCATTAACTTTTTTTCTTGACCAAGAAAAACCAGGGTCTCCTCCCCATAACGCCCACGCAATTCGTCCATTGCTTGGATAGCCTTCTTCACCAGGTCTAAAGCCCTCAGCTTTTTTGTCAACCTCGTGGCGACTAAAAAAAGAGAACATTCTTTTAATTGAGCTTAAGCTTAAGTTGCTTCCATTTGCAATGTCTCTTGCTCTTGCAATTCCAACCGCTGTTCCACCTCTTCCAAACTCTCTTCGCCAAGCTAAACCCATTTCAGCTTCTTTAACCATTCCTTTAGTTGGTTTTCTGTCAATATCAGCTAAAGCTCTTTCGTCCATTTCTTTTTTTACTGGGTGTTTAGCCGGTAATAAATCTGTGTCGTGTTTTCCTCTTCTGTATTTTCCTTTTTCTAAAGCATATAAAAAAGAATTCACACGAGCATAAGCCCACTGGTCTGCGCTCTTAACTGTCGGACGCACACTTGACGGGTTTGATTTGTATGCTCCCAGGCCTCGTTTAAAGACTTCTAAGACAGTTTTGTAAGTCACCTTAGCATTATACTCAAAGGACTTATCTTTAACCTCCTGGTTGTGTTCTTTAACTTTATTTCTTAAAGCCTTCTCTATTCTTTTACTTATCGCCATTTGGTTCTCCGTCTTCTGGTGGTTGTTCTGAATCAGTTATAGGAGCGAAATTTAGAGGGTAATAATGTTTGTCCCCTGCGTCTCCAGGCAAGTCGTTTAATTCTTCAAGTCTTCTAATCTCATTAATTGATAAAACACCTATTGAACTCATTTCTCTGTAATAGTCTGCTCGAGCTGCTGAGTCACCCCGAAGCAAGCCTGCTACATTAAGTTTTATGTATAACGAATCTTGTTCATTTTCTCTAAACAATTTTCGGTTCATTTCCTCCTCTAAGTTAACTAAGTAAGGTCTAAGCGTGTGCATTACAAAGTCAATAGATTGTTGTTCTATATTTGAATAAGTTGCACGGTCTAAATCTTGAATCATGTGAGGAGGCACTCGAAACAATCTTGCTATTTCTGCTATTTGAAATTTTCTCGTGTTCAAAAAGTCGGCGTCCTGAGGACTTAAGCTAATTGATTTGAATTCCATTCCTTCTTCAAGAATAGCTGTCTTGTGAGCATTGCTTGGTCCGTTCGCATACTTATTATTCCACGAGTTTCGTAACCTTTCTGCTGCTTCTTGTGTTAATTTTCCAGGGTGCTTTAATATACCTGAAGGAGTTGCCGCATTCCCATAAAAGCTTCCTCCATATTTATTAGCCGCAATACTAAGCCCAATTGTATCTCGGTGAAGTTCAACAACGGACTTCCCTTTTATTCCGTCATAACCTAACCCCATAAAGTGCAAAATATTATCGGCTGTAAAAGGCGTTTCATGGTTTTTAATTGAATAAAAAACTTCGCCCCCCGTATACTTAACGTCAACGTCTTCTGGGTTTACATATATTAATTGAGTAGGTCGAGCTGCGGAGTCTCGTTCAATTATGTAATACGAATTGCCTTGCAAGCATAAATTCGCCATTAAGCTATTGCGCCAAGTGTAGCTGGTCATAATTTTATTTGGACGCTTAGCTATTAAGTTGTAAACCGGGTGTGTCCTATCCGTCACAACGTTGCCGTTATTTTCCCTTTTCATTACGTGGATAGGAAGAGAAGCTACTGACTCGGCTAATACCCTAACGCAAGCGTAAACCGCTGAAAAAGTTAAAGCTGTTTTTTCGTCTACCCTAACTCCAGTATTTGAGCCACCAAGCCCTAAACTATTAAAAATAAAATTCTGTCCGTCGTTCCTTTTTTCAGAACGTAAAAAGTCAAATAAAGCCATTGAGTCAATTTATGTTACAAAGATAAGCCCATGCACAATAAGTATTACGCTTTTTTTAATGTAATTAAAAAGCCCCTCTACAAACTAATGCAGAAGGGCGTCAAACACATTTAGAGGACTCTCACCTCAACCAAACACAATTCTTGGCTGTTTATATGTCTTTGTATTAAAAGCTTCTTAAACGAGCTCTAAAAGCTTCTATCGACCCAGTCAGTCATACTATTAGAATTGTTTGTTAATATAACTTGATAACCGTTTGAGCCACTTGGGTGATTGTAAGAGTAGTCAATTACTATCTTCTTTGAAACGTTGTCGTGCATTGCTGTAACCTTAGCTGTCATTTCTTTAATAGCTGGAGCAAACATTCCTAAACTTTTAGGGTCAATTTTATATTCTTGTCTTGCTATATACGCTTTGTCTTTAGTGTGATAAGTTTCAGGTAAAGTTTCAAATTCAGTTTGAAATTTAAAGCCTAGTAGTTCAAGCTTGATTCTTATTACTTCTTCGTTTAAATAATTTGCGTTTCTTAAATCGTTCATAGTGTTGTGTGTGTTAATGTTAATGTTTGTTTTATACCTACAAGACCTCGCATTTATTTCAGTGCGAGGCGTTGAGGTTTGTTATTTGTTTAACAGTTTACAGATTGAATTCCGAAGTTAGTAGAGTATTCTGTGTAGATTAATTTAAATTGGTCAACGTCATTGTATTGGTTATCCATATCAACTACAAGGTTTAAAGTGCAGTCGCCGTCTTTAATCACGTCCCATATTGCTCTTACTTGTAATCCTGAAACAACTATTTCGCTTCCTTTAGGAATAACCTCTCCAGCGTAAATTCCTGTCATTTCTTTATATGTTATTAAAGTAACAGTACCGTCTAAATCGTTGTTGTTTTTGTTTTTTGCGTTTGTGTAGAATTTAGTTTTCATTGTGTTTGTGTTTTAGTGTGTTAATTATTATGGTGTAAATATACAGCTTTTTGAATACCGTTGAAACTTTTTAACAAAAAAGATTAAAATAATTTAGTTTACTAGATAGCAACAGCGTTGTAAGAATTTAAAAATTCTATCTTTTTTTGTACAATACGAGTAAAATTATAAGAGAAAAAAGTATTGAAAACGTCGTTTTTTCCTGGTGTTAGTCCGCTAGACGAATATTATGCCTCTGTCTTCATAGCCTGAATTTGCGTCTTCATCTCTGTTTAAGTAACAGCCTAAGCCCATTACTAAAGCTATCATACCATCAATTTTTTCTTTAGACTTTCCTTTGTCCATTTTGATATTGCCAGCCGGGTCTACTTTCACTTGAATATTGTTTAGCATCCATGTCAGTATTGGGTTTCCAGCGTGGTTAAGTTTTTTGTCTAATACTAACCGCTCTAATTCTTTCGTGGGTTGGTTCATGCTAGCGAAACCTTGCCCGAATGGTTCCATAGGTATTCCTTCATTCATTAAGTCTATCACTAATTGAGAAGCATTCCATCGGTCATAAGCTATTGATTGAATGTTAACTTGCTCGCATACTTCTTTAATTTTAGCCTTTATAAATTCATAGTCTGTTACGTTCCCAGGTGTTAGCTCCATGTAGCCTTCTTTTTCCCAACCTAAATAGTCAACGCCGTCTCTTCTGCTTCGCGTGTATGCGTTGTCTTTAGGGCTAAAGAAAAACGGTAGCACCTCAAATTTATTATCTTCCTCAAAGACTAAAACAAAAGCGCTAATATCTCTGACACTTGCCAAGTCTAAACCAGCCCAACATTGGCGGCCTCTGTACTTACTTAATTCAATTGGCGCAATATCACACTTTTCCCATTGTTTTTGGCTAAGCCATTTGGTCTCGTTGGTAGTCCATTGATTCAAATGCAATCTGCGAAAGGTATTCTCGTAAGACACAACCTTTTCTGCTTTCTTAGATTCTTTTTCTAGGTATTCTTTTTTTACAATTGTGCCATAACCAGGGTTTGCTTTCGCCCAGGTTTCTGGACTCATAAAGTCGTCGTCAGGCAGTGCCGCATAAACACAACTTAAAAAGGTTTCGTCTTGTATCGCTCCGCTTTCAACTTTCATTGCATACTCATGCACCTCCCAGCATATAGAATTTTTGTCATAGCCCGCTGTAGTTATTGCCATTGTCAAAGGTTGTTTTCTAGCTCCTGTTGAAGTCGTTAGTGTGTCCCATAAATCTCTATTTGGTTGAACGTGTAATTCGTCAAAAATTATAGCTGAAGCATTAAAACCATGAGCTGTAGAAGCTTCTGCACTTATTGCTTTATAAAACGAATTTGATTTCTCATGGACTATTGAGCTTTTAAATAGCTTGCAATTGTTTTTAATAGCAGGGTCATTTAAGGCCATTGATTTTGCAATATCAAAAACGATTCCAGCTTGCTGTCGGTCTCCAGCTGCTGAATAAACTTCGGCCCCTTTTTCGCCGTCTGCAAAAAGTAAATACAAAGCTATTCCCGCCGACAAACTACTCTTGCCGTTTTTCCTGGGCAATTCAATGTAACAAGTCTGAAATTTTCTTAGCCCTGTCTCGCTGTTTTTCATTCCAAACAAGGGTCTAATTATATCGTCTTTCTGCCACTCTTCTAAAATAAAAGGTTGGCCTGCTAGTTCGCCTTTCACATGGGTGATATGTCTTTCAATAAAAGCGATAACTCGCTCTGCTGCGTCTTCGTCATAATAGTATTTATCCAAAGAAGTCATAGTCGTCAGATTTTTGTTTCACTTCAGGTTGAGGAATTGAAGCCCTTGAAGATGGAGTGAAGCCAAACTGTGTAGCGAGTTTTAAGGCCCTGTCTAAACTGTTTCTAGCCATTACTACTTCTGGTTTCATTTTACTTGCTCTAACGCGTCCCTCTGCGTCATACGTTCGTTCAATTGCCCCTTCTTTGTTTACCTTCTCAGAACATTCTAAATAGATTCCTATCTCATTACAATAAGCGGCTAGCAAAGCCAAGTCGACCAGGTGCAACATTTGTTTTCCTTGTAACTCGGTTGCTACTGTTAACCATTCAGCTTTTCCAAACGAATTTAAAAAGTCAGGAGCTTCAGGTACAAAGTTAATTTTCTCTACTTCCATTTCATTTTCCAATGTCCTAGATTTCACTAAAGTGCCCTGCGCTTTTTTGATTGCAGTCGGTATTTTTTTTCTTCCTTGTCCCATTTTTTTTCTTACCGAACCGGTTCGGATAAACCCAAACTCATGTTCCAGTTTCGCTAATTTTGCACACAAAAAGACGACATA